TAAGTTTTATGACAAAGGGTTGTAAGAACCATCGTTATGGTGTAGTATTATCTCCTGAAGAACGAGTAAAGCATCGTAGGATTACTCCACCAGTAGGAGCAAACAACCCAAGAGCCAAGACCTTTGTATTGACTGACCCCAGTGGTGAGAAGTATGAAGTTATGGGAACACTGAAAGAGTTTTGCTTGACACACGGATTATCTTATTCTACAATGAGAGCCGCTCTAGACAACCATCGCCTTGGACCAAGAAGAAATGGCTGGACTATACAAGAAAAACCTCAGTGAGACTTTAAACTCTGAGATAGAAGGGAAATCTCCCTACAATAAGTCTCTCTTGTCCTATAAGAGGTGGTCTGATAGTCTCAGATCACCTTTTCGTGGTATAGCACATAAGGTGTTGAAGAAGACTCTGGAGTGGTGGTATGAGGAACCCATCTATCTTCACTCTCTACCTCTTGAAGAACAGGTGAAGAACGTTAGAAGAGTATATGGTAAACCTCAATATCCTTCTACAGAAGATAGAGCCACAGAATATGTGTGGGAAGGTGATGGAGACTGGCATCGATAAATATCCCAGATGATATTATTATGTGTGTGACTACGAAAACCCATGGACCTATCTGGAGAGACCTTTTACTAGTGATGATGTTCGGGACTTTTATGGTTTTGTGTATCTCATTACCAATCTCTCAAACCAACGACTCTACATTGGGAGAAAAGTATTTTGGTTTCACAGAAAACCTCCTGGAAAGAAACGAAGAGTAAAGAAAGAGTCCGACTGGAAAAAGTACTATGGTTCATGTGATGAACTGAAGGAGGACGTGAAACTCCTTGGGACTCACATGTTCCGTAGAGAAATATTATCTCTTCACCTCACAAAGGGGAAGACAAACTTTGCCGAAACAGAAGCCCTGTTTAAGAACAATGTTCTTACAGAGTCTATGGATGATGGAATTCCTAAATATTACAACTCTAATATCATGAATAGATATTACAGGAAAGATTACTTTGCCACTTGATCGATACCAATGATACCGATACAATATAGGAAATATTTAAGGAGTATGAAGAGAATTTTAGGATTTGTTGCAGTACCTGTGTTTATGGCTTCTATGGTGAAAGCCATACCTGCTCAAGAACCAGTTGAGTTGGCAGAAGAAGTTACTGAGTCAGTTAGTGAAGAACCAATACCAAAAGCAAAGAGATGGGTATGTGAGGGTTGTACAGAGAATGAGAGAGAAGTTCTTGAGTTCTTACAGGACAGAGGTATTAAAGATAAAGTTGCTCTATCAGTTGTCATGGGTAACATCAAACAAGAGAGTAAGTTTCATACAAACATCTGTGAAGGTGGAGCCAGAGTTCCATATCACCACTGCCACAGAGGTGGGTTTGGACTTATTCAGTGGACGACACACGGAAGATATACTGGTTTAGGACACTTTGCAAACAGGTATGGTGGAGACCCTACAGAACTGAATACCCAGTTAAGATGGATGGTGAATGAGAGGGAGTGGATTAAAGTAGAACATGTATTCAAGACACCTGGTCTATCAGTTGACGGATACATGAATGCAGCGTATCTTTGGTTGGGTTGGGGAGTTCATGGTGATAGAACCTACTACTCCAACCAATATCTGAACCGTCTGGTTCAGGTTTGACACCTCACTCAAAAGGTGTATAATATAAGAGTTGAGAGGGAAACCACTCAACTGCGGTTACTCCCTTGGTGGTTCAGAGTAAGCGGCGATAGGAACCACCATAAGGGTTAGTAGCTCAGCTGGATAGAGCACGTCACTTCTAATGATGCGGTCGGGGGTTCGAATCCCTCCTAACCCGTTTCCAAAGTGTCACACGGTTCTCCCGTTACCTTTGGATCTACCCTATACTATTCATAGTTAAACAAACATTATGTCTCTCGATCTTGACTTGAATCAAGTTGTTCCCAGTGTTGTTCGAAGTGTTGCTGTAGCAATCGTAGCACTGCCCCTGGCACTATCTGTGAGTGGAACACTGAACGCAGGAAGTTCATTCCTCCGAGCACAATCTGATGTAGCTAGTTCTGAGAACACAGCTACTCTCGAACAAAACAATGTTAAGGGAGATCTTACTCGGGTGTGTCTCGACTACCTCCTTTCTAAAGGTGATAGTAAGGCAGAACGAGCAGCCAAAGATGAGATCGATGAATACTTCGGTGGTGAGATGAACTACGCAGAAGTTTGTAAGTGGGTCTATCGTTGATAGATGAGTCCAACAGGGGTGGATGACTTTAAACTCACCCTCTCATCGCGGAATTAGTTCAGTGGTAGAACGTCAGGTTTCCAACCTGAATGTCATCGGTTCAAATCCGATATTCCGCTTTGGAGACTGATCCTCTCCATAGGGTATGGCTGAATAATAGGAGTGGTCAAGCACCCTATAAGGCTGAAGTAGAACAGGCTGTGGTGGCCGCCTCAAATACCGAGAGATCGGAGTTGAGAGAATCCTTAACCGGGAGTTCGAAAAGATCAGAGGATTACTATTGCTTTAGTGAGACCCCTCTGTTGAAGGTATAAAGTATTCCTTCTACCCACCCAAACATTCTTATATATAGTGGTAGAATAAAAAATATCTACCTTATGGATAAGAGAACTTACGCTGATAGACGTGAAACCAATAAGGCTAATGTCATTAAGAGGCGTAAAGAAAACAAACTACTTTTGGTAGAATATAAAGGTGGCAAGTGTGAGAGGTGTGGATACAATAAATGTATCTCTGCTTTAGAGTTTCATCATCTTGATCCATCAACCAAGGAAACTAAAAACCTTGGAACAACAATGGCCATCTCTAAACAAAAAGCAGAGGCCGATAAATGTATTCTCGTTTGTGCTAATTGTCACAGAGAGATACATTACGAACAACATAATGGCGTGTAGCACAACGGCAGTGCATTTGACTGTTAATCAAAGGGTTGCTGGTTCGAATCCAGCCACGCCAGTTCGCTCGAATAGTTCAGAGGTAGAACACTTGATTTACATTCAAGTTGTCGGGGGTTCGATCCCCTCTTCGAGCATATAATAAATAAACCAACTACAACAGATTGATGGAAGTTTTTTCTGTAGAAGAATTTCAAGAACGATGGGATGAATTGATAATCAGAGTGGAGAAGGGAGAGGCATTAGGGATTGTGAATGAGAACGGGAATGCAGCTGTGATGGTTTCCGTTGATGATCCAGTATACAAAATGTATACAGATCACAACGAGGCCAGTTAAACAACTGACCACTCACTTAACCCTACGGGGTTTGTTCTACTATAATATAAGAGTAATCAAACAGAACAATGACTGTTACTTCGAAGTTTAAAAAGGATCTTCCTACTCTTCGCTCTGCTGCGAATGGTGAATTCTACCTTGATGTGAAGAATCCGAAACTTTTCAAAAAGGTTCGTAAGTATTACGAGAACGATGGTGTTGAATTCTCAGGTGATCCATTGGATGACTATGATATTTTGATCGATTGTTTGAATGAAGACCTTGAAGTTGTTGAGGTTGGTTGATGATCATTCTTAACGAACGTTTTCCTTATCGTTATGTTGAATGTGGAACCCTAGAGAATGGGTTCCCAGACTTTCGTATTCAGAAAGCTGACAGTTACACAAAACGATATCGTGACATGTACCTCTGTGATAATGGAATGCAAATAGCATTGGCTATGGAGGACTTTGAATATACCAAGTGGTTAGACCCTGAAGGTGTTTCTTGTTATGTAAGAGATTCTGTATCATCAACTTAAATGGAAAAAGATGCCATCAACTTAACTCTAATACATGAGTGGATGACGGTATCTGATGCTAAACTTCTACTCCATGATTACTATATGAAAGTAAGATCTCATAAAAAGTATCATGGATGGAAGACGGTTGAAACTCATATGAATATGTTTTATGGACATCTTCAAAGAGATTCTGAAGTAAATTTAAGAGCAAGGATTGATCTTATTAAGTCACGGATGGACTCTAACAGCACTGGTCGGGATCCTGAGATTTAGTTATTACTCAGAAAATAAAATAACTTGGCGAGCCAAGCACCCAAAAAAGAGACCTTTTGGTCTCTTTTTAATGCATAAATATCAGCAGTTATTTTTAAACAATATGTCAGCAGCAGGATCGGCAGCTAAGTCTGCTAGTGGTGCACCAATGTCAAAGTATGATGTCGAAGTAGAGGCGAGACTGAAGGCACTTGAGAAAGCAGTTAAGGAACTGAAGAGCCATTCTCATGAATCTTCAGGTGGTGGTGGAGATACCCAAGCTCAACTAGATGATCTGGTTGAAAGGCTTGGTAGAAAGATGACCTTCTGATATAATAGGAACAACTACACTATAACATGGCACAATATATTAAGAAGGCACTTGTTCTAGGTGCTGGTGGATTCATTGGTTCTCATATGGTCAAGAGACTTAAGTCTGAAGGCTACTGGGTTCGTGGTGTTGATATCAAATCACCTGAGTTCTCT